GTCGCGAACGCATTTACGCAAAACTGGACCCCAAAAGTCCATCAACCTCTATATTTCAACCATGCCCGTCGGCCGACCCCGTAAACCCACTGTGCAAAAGGCCCTTGGCGGCACCCTAGAGCCTGGCCGCACCAACCACGCCGAACCCCAGCCCACGGTATTACTGCCCTTGCCACCTGAATGGCTGAGCGAGAAGGCAAAGCAGTACTGGGGCGAAGTTGGCGGCGTGCTGCTGAGCATGAAGCTCTGCACCGTGGCCGACGGCCCGGCGCTGGAACTGCTGACCGAGGCGCTGGCTGAATGGGCCGAGGCCCGGCGCGCCGTACACCTAGCGGGCCTGACCTACGAGACCACCACCATGACTGGCGACGTGATGCGCCGGCCCAACCCCGAAGTAGCCATTGCCTCCGACGCGTGGCGGCGGGCGCTGAAGATGCTGACCGAGTTTGGCCTGACGCCAGCCAGCCGCAGCAAGGTGTCGGCCCTTGGTGGCGAGGATGGGAAAGACCCATTTGCCGAAATGATAGCCGACATGAAGGCGTAACTTTAGTCTATGCTTGCCCCCTGGCACCAATACGCCCACGATGTAGTAGCCGCCGGCCGCGCCGAAGCCGCCGTGCAGGAAAAGCTACGCCCTATTGTGCTTAAAATGCGCCAGCTCAAAAAGGAGCCCGGCAACGAGGCGCAGGTAGCGGCCTTAGAGCGCAAGGCCGAGCCGCTGCGCGACCAACTACGGGCCCTGCCGTTGCGCGTCGGCCGCTACACCTGGCTAGCTTGCGAGCGCCACTTGCGCGACCTAGAGCACGGCCACGAGCGGGGCCTTAGCTTCAACGAGAAGGTAGCCGGGGCGGCCGTGCGCTTCTACTCGTTCCTAACCCACAACAAGGGCCGCTGGGCGGGCCAGCCCCTTACGCTGGAGCCCTGGCAGCAGTTCATTATTGCCAGCCTGTTTGGGTGGAAGCGGGCCGACGGCACCAGGCGCTTTCGGGAATCCTACACCGAGGTAGCCCGCAAGAATGGGAAGTCTACCCTAGGCTCGGGCGTGGGACTGCAGCTGCTGGCTGCCGACGGCGAGCCCGGCGCGGAAATCTACACCGCAGCCACCAAGAAAGAGCAGGCCCGCATTGTGTTCACCGACGCCCAGAACATGGCCCGCAAGTCGGTGGCGCTCTCCCGCACCATTCGGGTGCAGCAGCACAGCATCTTCGCGCCGGCCACGCTCAGCAAAATGGTGCCGATGTCGGCCGATGCGAAAACCGAGGATGGCCTGAACCCGCACGGCATCATTATCGATGAGTACCACGCCCACCCCAACGACGAGTTGTACGCCGTACTCAAGTCGGCCACCGGCGCCCGGTCCCAGCCCCTGCTAAGCATCATTACCACGGCGGGCTTTAACCGGCTCGGGCCCTGCGCCCAGCTGCGCAAGGCTTGCATTGGCCTGCTGGAAGAACTGCACCACGATGACGCTTACTTTACCATTATCTTCTCGCTCGATGAAGGCGATGAGTGGGGCGACGAAAGCTGCTGGCAGAAAGCCAACCCTAACCTAGGCGTCAGCGTGAGCCTGGACTACCTGCGGGAACAGTACCGCGCCGCCGAGCGCACCCCCAGCTTGCAGGTGAACTTCAAAACCAAGCACCTCAACTTGTGGACGGATGCTTCTGCCGTGTGGCTGCCCCAAGAAATCTGGCAGCAGGGCGCGCAAGGCACCTTGCCCATTGGCTTGCTGGGGCGCAAGGCGTGGGGCGGGCTCGACCTGGCCAGCGTGCGCGACTTAACGGCCCTGGTGTTCGTGTTTCCCAAGGCGGGTGACGCCTTCGATGTGCGCTGCTGGTTCTGGATACCGGAAGAAGCCGTGGAAGAACGCACCCAAAAGGACGGGCTGCCTTACCGCCAGTGGGTGGAAGAGGGCTATTTGCTTACTACGCCGGGTAACGTGACGGATTACAACTTCATCAAGGCCATGGTGGTGACGCTCTGCGAGCAGTACCAAGTGCAGATGATAGAGTACGACCGCTTCAACGCTTCGCAGCTGGTAATTGACTTAACCGATGAGGGCGTGCCGATGCAGCCCTTCGGGCAGGGCTTCGTGTCGATGTCGGCCCCTACCAAGGAATTGGAGAAACTAGCGCTCGAAGGCAAGCTGCACCACTACGGCAACCCGGTGCTAGCCTGGATGTGCGGCAACGTCGAGCTGAAGCGTGACGCGGCGGGTAACATCAAGATTGACAAGGGCAAGAGCAAAGAAAAGGTAGACGGTATGGTAGCCCTGGCCATGGCCCTAGGCGGGTATTTGAGCGGCGAGGCTGATTCAGGATTTATCTACGAAGACGGGCGCGACCTGCTGGTGCTCTAGGGCCTTGCCCCGCTTTGCCCCGCTAGTATAGTAAGCTCGCCCAGGCGTGTTCGGAGCTTTGAACCAAGCAATCCGACACCTGTGAGCTGGAAATTCTGGGCCAACCCCACTGCCGCCGATACAAGTACCCCCCTACGCGCCGCCATTACGGCTGAGCGCGAAGGCCGGGCCGCGTCGGTGGAAGTCACCACGGAGGAAAGCAACAGCCGCTTGCTGGCCCTACTGGGCCTAGGCTCCGGTGCCACCGTCGGCGGGGTGCCGGTTACCGAGCGCAACGCCCTAGGCTTTGCCGCCGTCTGGGCCTGCGTGCTGGCCATCAGCCAGGATATTGCCGCCCTGCCCTGCAAAATCTACCAGGAAACGCCCGAGGGCAGCGCCAAGGTAGTGGGCCACCCGGCCGACCGCCTGCTGAACCTGCAAGCCAGCCCGCTGCAAAACGCCATGCCGCACCGCATGGTGATGATTGCCACGGTACTTCTGCATGGCAATGCCTACGCAAAAATTGACTTTGGGCCCCGCTACCGGCCCGATGCCTTCTACTACAAGCACCCCCGGCAGACTGAGGTGCTACGTAGCGGCAACAAGCTCTACTACCGCTTCTGGGGCGACCCTCGGGTGTACCAGGATTACGAGGTAATTCACCTGCGCGGCCTCTGCCTCGACACCGACGGCGTGATGGGCGTATCGGTGCTGAGCGCGCACTACGAGAATATCGGCACCGGCCTCGCTGCCCAGCGCGTCGGGGCCGGCTTCTATAACAACGGCGCTAAAATCAGCGGTACGCTCGAAACCGACAACCAGCTGAAGCCCGAAACGGCCGCCAACCTGCGGGCCAACTTCAGCAGCATCTACGGTGGAGCTGATAACGCTGGCAAGGTGATGGTGCTGGAGCAGGGCCTGAAATTCAAGGCCATCAGCCTACCCCCGGCCGACGCTCAATTTCTGGATACCCGCAAGTTCACGGCCCGCGAAATCGCCAGCATCTTCCGCGTGCCCGCTCACAAGATGGGCGACTTGGAGCGTTCGACCAACAACAACATCGAGCAGCAGGGCATTGACTACGTGCAAAACTGCCTGCAACCCTGGGTGGTCAACTTCGAGCAGGAATACCGCCTGAAGCTGCTCCGCGTGAGCGAGGTAGACAGCTTCTACTTCCGACACAACCTCTCGGCTCTGCTGCGGGCCGACGCCACGGCGCGGGCTACCTATTACGGCAAGATGACCGACATCGGGGTGATGAGCATCAACGAGGTGCGCGCCCTAGAAGAGCTAAACGGCATCGGCGCCGAAGGCAACGTGCGCTTTGTGCAGGTCAACCGCCAAACGCTGGCCAACGCCATGCTGGAGAAAACCACCACGACTACACCGCCGGCCGCCGGCACCCCGCCCGATGATCAAGCATAAGGAAGACTACCACAATACCCACCAGTTGGGCGAGGTACGGGCCCTGGCCCCGAACGTGGAAGAGACCCGCACCGTGCAGTTTGTGATTAGCAGCAGCACGCGCGACCGCCACCGCACGGTACTCGACCCCAAGAAGTGGCAACTCGACAACTTCAACCGCAATGGCATTGTCGGCTACCAGCACAACGTCTACGGCGACGGCATGTGCGACGGGCCCAACCCCGACGACGTGATTGGCAAGGGCCGCGCCTTTTTGGAGGGCGACCAGCTGATTGGCGAGGTGACGTTTGAGCCGGCTGAGATTAATCCGCAGGCTGAAAAAATCTTCCGCAAAGTGCTGTTCGGCTCGCTGCGGGCTACCTCGGTGGGCTTCGCCGAGATTGGAAAAGGCGCTTATGGCACTGGAAAAGAAGCCCGCGGGGCTGCTGAAGAAACTTATTACTTCGCTGGTCAAGAGCTGCTGGAGTTCTCCATCGTCAACATCCCTTCCAACCCCGATGCAACCAAACGCGCCCTCCGTGACCAGGCGTCACACGCGCTAATGTTCATCAAGCGGGCCCTGGGAGGTAACACCAGCTTTGCCGACATCGAGCAACTAACCGTGGCCGAGGTGCTGCGCCAGCTCGACAAGGTGAACGGCCGGGCCGTAGAGCAAGAAGACCCTGAAACCGAAGCCGTGGAAGTCACTGACTTGGGGGTGCAAGCCGCCCAGCTACGCCTGAAAGCCTGCTATTAATTCTTACAACTCACCTTTTTTCTGCAAATCCATGAAAAACGCTAAGGCCCTGCGCGAAGAGCGTCAAGCCAAAATAGACCAAGCCCAGGGCCTTATCACCAAGGCCAAGGACGAAAAACGCGCCCTCACGCCCGAGGAAAACAGCCAGCTCGACGGGCTGCACACCGAGATTGACACCCTAGACGGTGACATCAAGCGCATGGTGCGCAGCGAGTCGCTGGCCGCCGAGCAAGCTGGCCGCACCAACCCGCTGAACCAGCCCGCCAAGGAGGACGAAAAAGCTACCGGCAGCTACTCGTTTCTGAAAGCCATCCGCGCCGCTGGCAACCCCGACAAGCTCGAAGGCCTCGAAAAAGAGATGCACCAAGAGGCCATCCGCGAAGCCCGCGAGCTGGGCCAGGACATCCACGGCGTGGGCGTACCGATGCAGGTGCTACGGGGTCGCCAGAAGCGCGACAACACTGTGACGCAGGGCGACCAGCCCGCCGACGGTGCCATCTTGGTGACGGAAGAGCGCCGCGGTATGATTGAGTTGCTGCGCGACGCGCTGGTGACCAATACCCTAGGGGCTACCGTGCTAACGGGCCTGAAGGGCGACATCTTGTTCCCGACCCACACGCAGGGCGCGGTATCGACTTGGAAGGGTGAGATTGAGACGTTGGACAAGTCGAACATCAAGTTCGGCAGCCAGAAAATGGCGCCCCACCGCCTAGGCACCTACGTGGACCTCTCGAAGCAGCTGATTATTCAGTCGAGCATCGACATCGAGGCCTTCGTGCGCAACGAAATCATCAACTCGGTGACCCGCGCCGTGGACGTGGCCGCCATCTACGGCGACGGCCAGGACAATGAGCCGCTAGGTTTGCTCAACAACACCGGCATCAGCAAGTTCGTGGGCGGCACCAACGGCGCCATTCCTGACCTGGCAACCCTCGTAGCTCTGGAAGCCATGGTGGACATCAACAACGCGTCAGTGGGCACCCTGAAGTACCTGCTGAGCAACAAAATCAAGGGTACGCTCAAAACCCAACCCGTTGCCAGCGGCAACCCGCTGATGGTGCTCAACTCGAACACCGAGCTAAACGGTTTCCCCTTCGTGGCCTCGAACCTCATCAAGGACAAGACCAAAGGCACCAACGCCAATGCCTCGGCCATCGTGTTCGGCAACTGGGCCGACCTCTTTATTGGCCAGTGGGGTGGCATGGACATCACCCGCGACGACGTGACGCTGGCCCTGAAAGGCGAAGTACGCCTCATCATCAACACCTTCTGGGATGTGATGCTACGCCGCCAGAAGTCGTTCGCCGCCATGCTCGACGCCGTGCCGAACGCCACGATTTCGCAGGCTGCCGCCAACGCCTAAGCTACCCAATAAGCCCGGCTGGCCCTAGGGTCGGCCGGGTGATGGTTTCACCCTTTGGATTCACCACATGGCTAAGAAAAAAACCGCTGCCGCCAAAGTGCCCGCTGCCCCCGTTGCGGAAGCCCCAGCCGTGGCCGCTGTGCCAGCGTCTGCCCCGGCAGATGCCGCCAGTCCCGCCCCAGCTGCCAAAACGCAGGCCATCAAGTTCCTGCGCACGCACCCCAACTATGCCTATAGCTCGGGTGATACTGCCGACCTGACCGCTGACCATGTGGAGCTGCTGACCGAAGGCGGCTTTGCTGAACTCGTAACCAAGTAGTGGCCGTGCTTGAATTGCCCACCATTAAAGCGCACCTGAAGCTGCTAGCTGGCGATGCCAGCGAAGATACCCTGCTGGGCATCTACCAAAAGGCAGCCGAAAGCACGTTTTTGGTGCAAAGCAAGCGGCGCTACCCGGTCGAGGGCGAGCCGGCGCTGACGGTGGCCGTAGACCCCTTGGCCGACCCGCCGACTCTGCGCTTCGTGCGCTATATCGACCCGGCCGTGCTCAGCGCCGACGAACAGGCCATGGCCTTGCAGTGGCAGCTACTGGCTATCGGCCACTGGTACGAAAACCGCCAAAGCGTGGTAGTGGATGCCCGCAGCGTAGCC